GCGTCCCCTCCTGCGCCATCTGAACATAATTGTTGCTAAATGGTGCGTATGCCATTAGTCATCTCCCTTCCCCGCGTTCTTCGCGGGGGTTGCCAGTACATAAATTGGCTGCGGCTGCGCCAGGTGGACGCGTAACAGTTCACGCTGTTCATCGGTCAGATCGGACAGTTTGATGTCCCGCGCCGGTAAGCCGATCACAAAAGCACCCTGTCCCGTATAAATGTAAATCTCGTCTTTCATGTTTCAATCACCTTTACCGTCACCTCGAAGCGGACGGTGTAAAATACGCTCTCGATATTGCCGTATGTGGCCGGGCGCGCCACATAGCGCAACGGCCATACGATATGATCCACGGCCCCGCCTAACGTCTGATCAGCCGCTAACGCCGCGTAGACCGCATCCGGCCAAAACCGCGCCTCATCCATTGCCTGCTGTAGCAGTGTGCGCTGAATATAAATTTCAGCCACCAGCGTATGCAGGCTGCGCGCCAATCCGTGCGACGCCTGGGTCATCTCCCCGCTCGACATATAGGTAATCGAGCAGGGAAACTCATTAAGCGACTCCGGCGGATTGGCGTGCACATGCAATCCCGCAATGGTATCCAGCCGCGCATTAAGCCCGTTCAAGGCTGCGTTCACGCTCATAAAAATTTCGTGCCTCGCACATAGGGCGTCAGCATCCAGAGCAATTTAATGATCGACGCGTCCCGATAGATCAGTTGGCCCGTCTCGAAGTTGGCCGACGCCTCTTGCAGCGCCGCCTGATAGACCTTGAACAACTTGGCGGCCGCTGCCGTGCAAAATTCCCGCACCGGCTTGGGCGGCGTCACGCTATATCCAAATTTGGCGACAATGGCGATCTCGCTATCCGCCATACTGAATTGCCAGTCGTAGGATTCGAGCAGTCCCATTTCGTAGAAGCGCCCGCCGTTGCGCGGGTAGAGCCGGTAGTGGACGCCGTGCGTAAAGGCCGCCCCATCCCCGTTGGTAACCGAACTGACACTTACGCACGGCATCCCCAGCATCAATTTTTTTCCACGCACATCACCGGGCACGTAATAGCGCGTCGAATTGGCCGCAACCGCGAATCCGCCGGTGGGATAGCCGCAATGTACATCGATCCAGTCGGAGACCGTCTCGACACAAGCCTGAATATCTGCATCCTGATCGGTGCCGGAGATGTCCAGGCGACTTTTGACATCCAGCATATCGCAGTAGTAGGCCATGATCTATTTCGCTTTCACGCGCACTGGCGCGATAGGGGGCCGGGGCGGCATGAGAACGGCTCGGCCATCCGCAATCAATTGATCTGCAATGGCGGCCTCCAACTCGATTACCGTTCCCTCCCCGCCTAGACCGTGATATTATATGAGATGCTGCTGGCTTCGGTATCGCGGTAGACCAGGCCAATGCGCATGTTTACCACGATGGTGGTCGCGTCGCTGATCGGGTCGCGATCCACCTCAAAGGTCATCCGCCGCTTGTAGCCCAGCCGCCACTGATCCCAGCGCACGCCCACCATCGCGCCTTTGGTGTTGTTGCTAGGCGTGGTCAGATCGACTTTGCCCGCGGCGTTGGCCTTCAATCCATAGGTGGCGTCCTGATTGGCGCGGTGCATGTTGGGCGAGCCGATGACCTCGAATCCCCACGGAGTAAGGATGGTCTGTCCGCTCACCGTGCCCGGCTGCGAGAAATCTCTCGATTTCATCTCGGTCAGCGTGAGAAGCTTCCAGTAGGTAGCCATGTCCGCAATCACGCTGATCTGATTGCGATCATAGGAATTGCGGCCACCCAACCCCATCAATTTGGCAGTTTCTAGCACATCTTCGATGTCCAGCGTGCCCGCGGGAAGCGCATTGGCGGTGTTGGTGACCAACGCCAATTTGCGAAATCCGTTGAACAGAAGATAAGCCTCTGTCCCGGCGGGGGTGCCACCGATGGTATTGATGTTGGCCGTCGCTCCGGTCTCCGTGTCACCGTCGATGACCAGATGCTCCAGCACCTCGGACGCTTCAACGGTCAGGATCCGACGAATTTCACTGGCCCAAGGAATTAGGCTATCCTCCTCCAACTCACCCGTATAGTTCATCGCCGCGCCCAGCTTGGCTGCGGTGAGCGTGTTGTTGCTTGTCCCCTGGCGACTCGTAATGTAAGTCGGGGTGATGCGCCCCGGATTCGCGGCCTGCGCACTGGCCTGCGCCACTTTGTAGAAGATGGGCGGGGTCGCCTCCAGCGGAATAATGATGCTCTCGCTGCCCTGCGGGATGGTGACCGTGGGAATGCGTCCCACAATGGGGGTCGCCATACGGATTTTATCCCACAGCTGCGCGCTGTAAGTCACCCCGATCCACTCGTCGCCGTAGCTGGCCAGAGTGGATTGATTGAGTTCATTGGCCTTCATGGGCATTCCGGCCATCTTCATGGCGTTTTTGGTCGCGCCATAGTGTCCATCCTGATCGGGATCATCCGCGATGCGAACTGCCAGCGCACGGCGTAGCACCTCGCTGACGCCAGGCCCGCGATTCGCCATTTTCGCAGCAGCCAAAATGCCCGCCATTACCGCCATATCCGTGGGGCCCAGCCCGTCGAATTTGCTCAGTTCCGCAAATTGCGTCTGACCCGGCGCTCCACCGCCCGGCAATCGACGCGCTTCTGCAGCCTCAGCCTTGGCAGCGGCCAATTCAGCCTGCATGGATTCGCGAGTGGCCTTGACGGCCGCCTCGGTAGCGTCGGCAATCTCTTTCCGTCGAGCCGCCTCGGCCGCCTCCGCCTCTTTTTGAGCCTTTAGCGCCTCGGCCATCTGCTTGGCGACCAGCGCTTGAATTTCTTCTTGAGGCATTGTAATCTCCCTATGAGAATTATTGTTCTGTCGCACGCCCCCCGCTTGCCCTGTCGCCGCCGATGCACTTTGCGATGGCTGGCCCGCCTCGCCTTCTGCGTCGGCCTCTGGCTCTCTCGCCGGAGGGACTTCTATGTCATCAGGCAGGGTGACCCCCGCCTGGGCATATACCATTTTGAGCGCCGGTAACGCTACCGCATATTGATTCGCCGGTTGCCGGTCGCCCACCGCGTCAAAAATACTCAATTCCGCCACCGGCCAATGGGTAATGTGGCCATTTGGCTTTTTGCGCACGAGATGCTGAATGCTCCCGCTGCTGGCGCGGGCGAGCCCTTGCAGTGCCGCTTCCCACACGCGTTTGGCGTAGGCGTTGGCTTTGTCGAGCACCACCCGGTACCAGTGGCCCCGCTCGTCGGTGCGCGTATACTCGGATTTGCCGATAAACTGCGGCTCACCTGCCGGTCGCCCGTTTTCGCTGTACCCGTGGTAGTACACGGCTGGCGGGGTGCGGTAGCGGTCGGTGTAGGCGTTGGTTTTCGCGTCAAAAAATTCGCCGTCGCTGTCCCGCCCGTTGTTCGGCCCGCCAAACGGGACGCCCAGCACATCGAGCACCCACTCCGTCTCAGATTTGATGGCAATAATTTTATCGGCCACGATAAATTGTCCCCTGAATATAGCGATCAAAAATGCCAAAAATGCGCTGCGACTCTTGATCCACAACCGACTTGTCCGTGTCCCAAATTCCGCGATGGATACGGGCTTGGGATTCGTGACTCATTACATATGGCCCATAGCGTTTTCCCGTGCGCGGGTCGCTGACGTTGTTGCCGATCTCGCCAATCGTCTCTTCGCGATCACGCTGCACGCGAAATGACCAGGAACGGCCTAAATGACCCGTGCGCCGGTAGGGAACGCGAATCTCGCCGCGGTTGAGCGCCGCAAAAAAGCCACGCCGTTGTCGCGCCGATTTCCATGTCATCTGGCGCCGCTGCGGTTGACCGGCCACCCGGCTATAGCTGCCCAAGTGCTCAATCAACACGGCGCAACTGGCTTCCATCGGAATGGACAAATCCAATTTCTCCCCGGCCTGAATCGCCCTGTGGACTTCACTCGTATTAATGTGAATCTCGATCATAAGTCCTTTACCACCGGCGTAATCCAGCACCGGCAGCGTGGATGAGCGGGCGGCATTCGCCCTCTCTCAAAAGCGCCGGTAAGCGGCGCCACGTTGCCCTCCAGTGGAGCGCAGATCGGACAAACGCGCTCATCCGCTGATGTATTCCAGCGCATTTGCTCGATCACTTGGCTCTCTTTCCACGCCGCCCGGTTGCCCTCCGCATATGCCCGCGTAATCTCCGTCGTGGCGATCAGTTCGGCCCGATCGCGGTCGAATACGGCCCGCTCCAGATTATCGATGAGCACATTCAATGGCAGTCGATTCTGTATCCATTCCGCCATATTGAGCCGGATCAATTTCTCGCTGGTCTGCGCCATCGCCTGATTGATGCTGTCGGCGTAGCCGGGGTAGACGCCCGACTCGCCCAACACCCAACGCAACACGAACTCATTCTCCAAGTCCCAGTTCACGCCGATCACGTCCGCCTTGCGCACGCCAAACAGCGCCTCCATTTGGGCAATCCCAGTGTCGGCGCCCAGTTGCGCGCCATCCATCAGCATCTCGACCAACGCGTCACGCAGAATCTTTTCATTCTCCCGGTAGCGCTCCATTGCGCTATCCGGCGTGATATTCTCTTCGTTCGTGCCAGGCGGAACAATTTTTCGCAGCAATTTCCGAAAAGCCGCCAGCAGCTTGTCCGCATGATAGCGCTCTAATCCCCCGCGCTGGCGATCGTTGCCGTCCTCGCCGGGCAGCCTACGGGTAGCTTTGCCAGCTTTGGAAAAAAAAGGCTGGTCG